TATACAAATGGATTGCTCTGTTAGAAGTATCTGCTTTACTAATTATTGTTCCTGCTGTACCATTAAACCAACCTGCAATAGTAAATTCTTCAGCATCTATATCATCTGGATAGACATCTGCATTACCAAGATTTATATAATCATTACCATCAAACGATGTTGAACCCTCTGATGGGAACTTTAGCGTGTCTGACTTGCTTGATTTAAAGTCGAGGTATAGTTTAAGGTTATCCTTAACAAAGGTTAAAAGGGATGCACCACCCTTGACTAAACTACTAGATAATCCTAGCATGTTAGCCTAGATATGCTACAACCGAACCACTACTTAAAGTAAATCCAGTCCAACTACCAAATATAGTTATACCTTGTGGAAATGTATTTGATGAATCAATTGCTTGCCCATTACCATCAGCAGTTCCAATATAAGAACCATCTTGTGGAGTTAATGTTGTAAATACGGTATCTTCTAGGAATTGAATACCTATTATTTTTTTTCCTGTAATTTGATTTTGAGCGTCTTCAAATAAACACCCAGCTTGACCTAAAGCTACATTGTTGGATTCACTTACTGAATATTTTCTTATACTTGCCATCTTGTTTCTCCTATCTTATACCTTACCGAGCTTGACAATTCTCATGGGTATCTTGGTTACTATCTTACCGCAAAAGGCGATATTGGGAAAGCAGAAGATACTAATCTCTTATTGCTTTCATTATCTGCTAACTTACTAAAAAATTCTTTCATATAATATTCTTTTTTATCTATTTCTCCTCTTTCTTCATGAATCATTGCTTTTACATAATCCACTACTGCTAAACATAACATTTTATTTAAATTAATATGAGAAGTCGTATTAGGAGATGTAATCGTATCTGGTTCTGGTACTTGAGTAATAGTAATATTAGCTCCTGCACTTTCATCTACTAGAGTTGATGCAGATGTTAAATCAATTGTAGATGCACTACCTGAAATGCTTGTCCCTACTCCTCCAGATATAATATGTTCACCATCATTACTTGTAGAACCTTGTATTCTTATTTTATCTCCTTCAGAAAAGCCGTGGTCTTTCCACCAATTATTTATGCCAGTTCCTATATATCTATTTGAAGCGGTAAATGTAAATATTGTACCAGTTCCATAACCTGTTGAACTTTCAAACGACTCTGATATAAATGGGTCATTTAATGCAGTATATTCTATTCTTAGACCATCTGTAATATTTTCATCTGGATACATTAACTCATTATGATAAGATTGAAGAATACCAGATTGAGTTATTCTAGTTCTATTTCTACTTCCTAATAATTTATAAAGTAAAAGTTCTCTACCTCTTAAATAATAAAAATATTCTTTATCTACATAACTACTCATGGTTGTGTATCCTCAAGTAAATAATGTGGTTGTCCAGATAGTCTTTTAATTCTTTTATATCTTTTATCACTTGTATCTAATATACTTACATTTTCTATTGAAATCATATCAGCAGGCAATCTATAAACATTATCATCGCTATCAGATGCATTTAAAATATTTTGTTTATTTACTTTAATTTTTTCTTTTGTATTGCTTTGTATTAAATGAATAGCATCTTTTATATATGCAATAGCAAGTGTTTCATTTTTAATACCTGTTCTTTCCATTAATTCTAAAATAGTCATTATTTAACCTCCATCATCTATAATAGCTACAACTGTGCATCTAACAGAAGTGCTTCCATTAACAGTTGCAGATGTTCCAGCTGCTCTTGAACGACCAGTGATAATATGTATTTGGTCTACTTTAATATTAATCCTTGACATCCAAGCTTCTCCAGATGCTATTTCTATACATTTACTAGTATGACTAGGAGTTGAACCATCTAAACAAACATAAACACTATTTGTAGTAGATGTATTATTTATATCACTTGTTCCTGTATTTTTTATAAATAAAAATCTTAAAACATCTACATCAGTATCTACAGCTGTTCCATCTGTTGTTTCTAAAGTAGCTCCTATAGCTTCATTAGGACCATTAGATTGGTCTCCACTTGCTCCTACTAAATCAGTAGCATTAGTATTATCTGCAAATAATTCTTCTGCAGTATCTGTCACAATTACATTAGGAGCATAAAACCATTTATCACCATGCTCTACTTTTGTATATTCTAATTTTCCACCTAACGAACCTTTTATATCATGATGTATAGCATCAACTGAATTTGCATCATCATCAGCAGCTATTGTAACAACTGGAGTCATTACTATTTTTCCTCTTGCTGTATCAGCCATTTTTTTTACCTTTTACTTGCTATGGATTGCATAGCTATTGTTTTATTAATCATATTACTATTTGATTCTATATATTGTTTTATTTCTAAAAGATACCAATTATAATATTTATCTGCTTCTGCTAAATATGCTTGAGATTGTTGCAATTTATTTTGTTTTCTTTGCACTTCTTCAGATACCTTAGATTGATAAGCACTTAATTCACTAGAATATAATTGAATTTTAGAAGAATATTCTTGTATGTCTTTTTGAAAATTTTGTATTGCATTTTGTAAAGCTAATTGTTGGTCTTTAGATAAGTTAGCATTCTTTACTTGTATGTTTGATTCTAATTGTTGAATGTTTTTTTGAACTTCTTTATTTAAATTTTGAATTTTTCTTTGTATATCTTCTTGATATACAACATTTTCTTTATTAAAACTATTTAATGAATCTTGAACTTTTGAATTAAATTCTGCTATTTGAGATTGTATTACTTGAACTCTTGCTGAAGACATCTCACTATCTTCTTCAGTATTTATCCAATTATTTGCATCTGAATAATCAGGAGAACTTATTACAGGTTCAATATATTCAGGAGCAGATGCAGTAAGAGAAGACATATCAGCTATTGTTAAAGTTTCTGCTACCATATCATTTACAGTCGCATTAGTATAAGTAAAACTTGGAGATTCTGGAGGAATAGGTTCAGATTGTAAAGATATATCTGAATTTGAAACTTCTAAAGAAGACTTTGCCATAAATTCATTTGATACTGCCTTATATATAACAGCTGCTTTTAAATCACAATCATCATCAAATTTATTAAAATCAACATATTCTACTATACCAGTTGCGCTATCAGTAGGGTCTGGTTTTATTACTATTCCATTACTAGAATCTTTATAATACTTTGGAAATGTACTAGTTGCTACTTTTAAACTTCCAGAACTTGGAGTAATAAAAGGAGCATCTTCTTTTGAAACTTCTTGAGCTATAAATGTTCCTCTTTTTACAGATATAATATTATCAGTTTTACTAGGTAAAGTTATTTTTGTTGCACTTGCATTTCCTCCATGTGAACCAACTGTTGTTTCAGAAGTTGCCCATCTTAATATTTCTTTTGGAATACTAGAAGAAACTGATTTTTGAGCAGATGAAATAAAATTATCATTTGCATTTGCTACATTTGCTATAGATTCTATTTCTAATTCTATATTTGTTGTTGCCATATTTACTTTCTATACATGGGGGACCGAAGCCCCCCACATATTATTTAGATTGGTAATTAGACTGCTTTAACTACTAATACACTTAAAGTGCATTCAGCTACATCTATATTACCTCCAGTATTATTAGCTAAAACAGCAGTAACTGTATCAGCAGCTGTAACTTGAGCATCTAAAACTCCGTCCAGAATATCAGAGCTTAAACTTGATAATACGAAATCACCAAGTTCTGCTCCATGAACAGTTAGTTCTTTTGCTTCTTCGTTGCCATCGCCAATAACGCCTGGATTCCAAGTAATAGAGCCAGATAGAACATCGCTAAATTTCTCTATACTATTACCATCTTTATTTTGTCCGTATAAAGGGATTCCCATGATTACCTCCTATTTCCAGACTGCATGAGCTTCAGGCATACGCCATTCCATCCCAGCTTCTGTTTGAATTAAATCAACCCTACGGTCAACACCACTATTTTCAAGTGTTTGAACACCAACGTACACTGCTGTATCACGATTCAATCCGTTACCAACCAAAGGTCTGTAAGCACATTGAGCCATATTGATAGCAAGTATCTTTACACCAGTACCATCTAAGTGAATGTTCCTTACTAAGTTCATTGAACCATAAGGAGTCATTACTTGAGTAACGTCTAATCCATATACTTGTTTCTTACCTGCGATACTAAAGTCCGCACGACCAAGATTTGTACTTCCGTCTTTAACTTTTGAAACGTTAGCTGAGAAGTATCCACTTAGTTTATGCATCCAATTGTATGTTTCAGTAGAACACATGAATAGAGTTGCATTAGCGTTGTTGTATCTTGGGTCTAAGAAGTTGCTCATATCATCAAGAAAATCATCTTGAGACTTTGAACCTGTACCACCAATACCAGAACCATCAAAAATGTTTCCATAATTAGTAATAAAAGTAACAGCTCCTTCAGTATATTGAGCGCCAGAACTATCAGTGCCTTGAGCTCCAAATAGTAATGCTTGTTCAATATCATACTTATGCTCAATTAACTTTGTTCTCCAAATTCTTGCAAATTCATTTGGTTCATACTTAAGAACAGTTGCTCTTGTAGTATTATCCATTGCCATTGCAGTTTTAAAGATTTGAGTTAATCCAACAGCGCTTGAGAAAGGCTGGTCTTTCCATGATTCTGGATAACCTGAACCTTGAGCGTGAGCAGAACCTACTACATAACATCTTTTCTTTTCAAGATAATCAGCGATTGAAAAACCTGAAACATCAACAGCATCTAAAGCATTATCATGCGCTGAGAAAGATGTTAATTCAATAGCAGCTCCACTATATCCTTTAACTACTTCTGTTTTTAAAATAGCAGCGTGAGATACAGATGAAGTATCTACTGATAATATCTTTACAATAAGATAATCATCTGGTGTAGTAGCAGCTCCACTAGCATCAGTCCAATTACTTGCATTTTCAGAATCATTAAAATTTGAAGACCCTGTTATAATATAAGGAATCTTCACTAATGAATCTGGTAAAAAGAAAGCAGGTTGAGAACCACTAGAACCTGGTAAAACATCATAGCTACTATTTCCATAGATATTTTGAATGTTACCAGCAGATTTATAATCGCCAATCATACAGAAGTAATATATGTCACCATCGTCTACTCCTCCATCAGCAATTTCTGCATCAGCTCCTGCTAAACTAGCTGGGGCGCTTGTTCCATGATTTGATACATAAGCGTATCGTTTGTGAAACGAATGTCTCTGTTCAGTAAATTTGAACTGAGGGTCATCCGTAGGTTTTTTTGCAACTTGAGATACAAATCTGAAAAAAGGGTCTTGAGCTATAGAAAGTTCAGAAATCCTGTCCCCAAAGTTGTATCTACGTCTGAGGTCACCTGTGCTTGGTAATGCTCCATAACCATTACTTCTTGCATCAGGGGACGCTCCGTATGTTTCCATGCCGAATACATCAGCCATTTTTGTACCTCTTTAGTTTGAGTTAATGGCTAACAATATAATTTTATATACCGAAAGCCTTTTCTAGTTCACTATCAGTACCCAAAATTGTATCAAAGACTGTATCGTCTGTACTTTTTTCAACAGGAACACTACCTTGTGTTGCAAGTGTGCTAGGTTGAGATTGTACTTCTCTCATCTTGTTTTGAATTTCTTGTCTCGTTGAATCAGCAATTTGATTATCTCTGCTTTTACGATTCATCAAGTAATATATATCTTCAAGTTCTAAAGATTTACTTTTTGCAAACTCAGTAAATTCACTCCATTCTTCATCAGACATATTCATCTTTTGTTTGAATTGAGTTTCTTTAGCCATTTTTGCATTTTCAGCTTTTTGTGTCTTTAGAACATTATTTAGACGACGTTGCACAATACCATCGATTGTTGCACTCATTACTTTTGCAGAATCGGAATCAGGTTTTTGAAATGCTTCATCAGGGTCAAAAACAAAATCTTCATCAAGATTCAGTTGTTGATTCATTGATTGTGGGGCCTGACCTCCACCCTCAAAATAATTTCTAACATGAGAAATTAAATTAGGGTCTTCACGCATAGCGTCTAGAATAGGCATATAAGGTTCAATTTCTTTTAGTTTTCCATTGAGTCTTTTAGCCTCTCTACTTGAATCGCTATATCGTTTTTGCAAGACTTCGTTGTCATCTTGCGGTTGAACTTCTACATTAGGGCTCGACTGCGTGTTATCGCTTTGTACCGAGGTTGGTTGTGTTGGTTCGTCTAATATGCCTCCATTTACTTCTCTATCTAATGATTCAAAAAAATCACTTGAGCCGTTCATGACTGCATCTTGTACGCTTGTACTTTCGGGGGCTACTTGAGCGTTACCTACTTGTTCTGACATACTATCTCCTATTTTAAGGTTATTTTAATTTAGCAACTATAAAATCTAAAATGCAATAATTAAGATTGCTCGTTTTGAGCAACGTCTTGCTTAGTAGATTCCATGTCGTTTTTCATTTGGTCTCTCATTTTCTGAAACTCAACTTTTAACATTCCTCTTAGAAGTTTTTGTTGTGCTTCAGTTTCAAGAACATCTTTTCGTATTTCATTTGATGCGTCTCCTACTTTCATCTTAATACCTGCTTGTACTAATTGACGTTGTAGTGTTTCTATCGTTCCGTCTTTTTCTTTTACTAATTCTTGTATAGATTGCATTTGTCCTTGCATTTGTGATAGCATCGATTTTCTTTCAACAATTTTATCTTTGTTTCTAATATCAGTTTCAGCTAACATTGCAATATCATCTATTAATCCTGCTTGATACCATTTAAAATATTCTTCTAATAATGCCCATCTATTTAATGGTAATGTAGCACCTGCTATAATTCTAACATCAAATCTTGCAGAAGAATAATCTTTATATTTACCAATAGCTTTACCATAATCATTATATATATTAATATTAATTCTTACTTCTTTTTCTTCTTTACTATGTGCTTCAGGTTGAACTATTCTAAATACTTTTTCAACTGTATAATGTTTTTGTGCTAACATTTTAAATACTCTACCTAAATGTTCTAATGCAGGCTCTGCAATACTATTCATCCATGCTTTTAATCTTCGAGTACCAAACTCATCATTAGCAAGTAATCCTCGATATGTTTCTGCTTGGTCTTGAGAAAACCCCATCATTGCACTAGGTACACCACTAATATATTCTGCATCTGCTTTACCTTGTTGAACAACTGTAAAGAATGCATTATTGATTGGTGCTGGTTGTATTGGAGTAGGCGGAGAAAATCCACTTCTATATTTTAATAATGCTCCAGGCGCTGAAGAATATTTTTCCCATTCATCTTCTGGAACTGAACCTTCTTCATACATCCATCTAAGATTAGAAGATAAGTTTGCATTATGTAACATTATTTGATGTGCTTTATTTATTTCTTGTTGTTTACCTATAAGAGGAGTTACTGCACTCATTGGATATGGAGTTCCAGTATACATATATGGAATAGGTACAATAGGATATTCAGATATAGGAATAATAGATTCATATAAGAATGTATCATCTCCTACACTAACTGTTTTTACAATCCTATTTTCATAAAACTCTACTGCATCAATAATATTTTTTTGAGTTGCTTTACTATTTTGTAAGAGATTAAAATCTGCATTA